CCACCGCTTCCTCAGTAATAGCGAAGGCAAGAGCCACAGTTTCCATAGTGTATCTTGCAGTGTAAGTTTCTTGAGCATTGTCAAAAACTACACCTGAACCTTCAGGTTTTACTTGAGCATTAGCGAATCCAGATAACATAACTTCCTCTTCGAAAGCTCTGTCTGAAGTTTCTGTCGCGTAGATCTCAGCATGTTGGTTTTCGTAACGTTTATATTCCAAGCCGAACAGTGCGTTCAAACCTGGCTCTAGTTCTTTAACTAGTTGTCCTCGTGATATAGCCATAATTTAATCTCCTATTCTGCTATTATACGCCAGCTGCTGTTTTCAAGAAGTGTTCATTGATCATTACAACAAAGTTTACGTGCGATGCACCTAAATCATTGTTCTTAATGTCTTTTGAAACTCCAACCACTCTTAATTGAGCTGTACTAGCTGTTCCTGATGAATCATCTAGTTCAACACCTGAAAGGTGATCGTGAGAACTTCCTGCTGCATAAGTTAGGTCGTAGTTTAAAAATACGTCCGTTTGTGCAGAAGCTGTCGTGTTGTCTGATTGAATCTCAAATCTCTCGTAAGGATCTGAAGATACAAAGCCTACGATATCTGTAGCAGTGTTAGATGCTAACAGATGGTTCGCAAACGTTGGTTTACTTGTATTCGCGTCAGTAAAGAAAACTCCGTTTAGAGCTCCTAGTAAAGAGTCACCTGTTCCCGCTACACCGATAGTTCCAGTATTTAATGCTTTCACTGGATCTTGACCGAATATAGCTGTAGCTGATGCTGCAATACTAAATTCTGCTAAACCTTGGTTATCTCTATTTTGACCGATTTTTCCAATTGCTCTTAAGCCGAAAGGACTATCTTGGTTTGCCATAGTTTTTCTCCATTGTTTAATTTAAATGATGAACTAGAAATTGTTAAAAAACTTATTTCTTCGTACCACCAAAAGTTACACGAGTATTTCTATCAACACTGATAGGCATACTTGGATGCTCTTCCTTTAAGAGATCGTTGTCGAAGGCACTTTCGTTCTCCTGCGCTTGCTTACGATAGTAATCAGCGTATTGTTGTGCGATCTCTACAGGTACTCTAGCGAGCACTAGGCCACCTTGACCGATCACTCCCTTGTACTTACCGTCTTCCACTACAGCATAGTCTGTTTCATTATATTCATCGGCTCTTACTAATTCAAAGCCAGATCTTATTCTGCTTTGTACGTTCTTAGAATCGTCGAATCCCATAGACTCAGCTCTTAGCCATCTGTGGACATATCCTGCCGGTGCAGGGGGTGCATCTAATAAAGATGGTGGAGACCAGACTTTTGGTCGAGATGTTTTTTCTCTAGTCTGACTCGCACGTGAAGTTTTTTGATCTTGATTTTCCATGCTTATACTCCTTCCGTGATTTTTAATTGTTCCGCATAGTCTTTAAGTGGCACACCCAATTTTTTAGCAATTGCTACCTGTGAAGGCGTGAGTTTCACAATTTTGCGACTAGAAGACCTGTTTGCTCGCGTAGCCGAAGCTACAGTTTGAGTAGGTCTAGTCGATTCCTGAGTAACATTAGTATCAAACTTGTGCGGAAATTCAAGTCTTATTCTTCTATCTACCTCTGAATAATACTCTTCAGGCTCGGTATTAGGGTCATATCCTTCAATTTCAGTCAACTGTCTATGTATTACTTTTGCTCCCTCAGTCATTATGGGATCTTTGTTGAACCATTCGTTTTTTCTAGCCCAATCTCTTGCTCTAGAATCCACTTGTCTTGGAACATCCACTTCTTGTTGTATTTGTTGTTGTTGTGGTACTGGAGTTTCAGTTTTCTGTTCAACTTGTCTAGCTTTTAAATCAGCAAGTCTTGCTTCTTCATAACCTAGTCTTGAAATTTCTGCGCTTGCAGCAACTTCAGCTTTAAGATCACTTTCTTCTCTAGCTTTTGCAAGTTTTGCAACAGCTGCTTCCATACCTGCTTTAATTCTATTTTCTTTTTCAGATACAAATCCTGTATCTAATTTTGAAAGTCTAGCACTTAAAGCTTCTTTTTCAGCTAAAACACTTTTTGCATAAATCGTAGCTGCTTCTTCTCTTCGCTCTGACTCACGCATTTTTTTAGTTAATTTAGCTATTCTTCTTTTTACTCCTTCAGAGTATTCTTCTAATTCTTTCTTTTTTTCTGTATTCTCTTCGCTAGCTTGAATATCAGTTGGCTCATTAGATTTCGCATTTGCGTCATCGGCGCTACCACCGTCTTCAAGTTTTGTTTCACGTTCGTTTTCATATGATTTGTCCGTTCCTGGTGTTTTTTCTTCAACTACAGTTTCTTCAATTAATTCTTCTTTAACTGAATCTAACTCTACTTCGGCACCTGGTCCGGATGTATCTATGTCAACTGGTTTGTCTGTGTCTTGCATAGTATGCTCCTATGGTTAAAATGTATGAAGTATATCTTCGGGTCTATCGATGGTTGCTAACACTTCATCATCATTTAGCAATCTAACTTCCCCACCGTCTATTGGTAATCTTGAACCCGCATAACGAGCAAAGATAACCCAATCTCCCTTTTTGGCCCAAGGGCCTTCAGGAAATTTTTCTTTATCATAACAATGTGGTCCCATTTCAAGAACGAGTCCGCATGTAGATGCAACTTGTTGTCTTTCCAAAGTATCTTGTCCAAGATACAATCCACCTTTAGTTTTCTCTGGCATCTTAAAAGGTAAAACTAAAAGTCTCCAGCCGGTTGGCCTCGGTAGTTTAGAAGACTCTTTAGTCTTCAAACGTTCGTAACCATCAACTTCTTTTTGATGTTGTTCTTTATTTTCTTTTTCGTATTTTTCTGCCAAAGCATTTTTATGCTTTGGGACTTCTGTCTTTTCCAATGTCGACGACTTTGCCGTCTCTGTCTTTTCCATTCGTGGCTCCTTTGTTTAGCAGGTTGGATATTTCCCCTGAAATATATTGGTAGGCGTGGGCCTGTCCCAACATGTACTTGTATTTTTCCATATTGTCAACACCACCACTTACCATTGCATTTGCAATTTGTTGATAGTTTTCTTTTAATTGTTTTTGTATTTTAGTTATTAGGTTTATTTCATCCATTTTTCTTTCTCCTTTTTTTGTTTAATATATTTACTCTTGATTGCCAACACCACTCTACAAGTTTAATTGCATAATCTTCTACTTTTGCAACAGCATCATCTATTTTTCCTAATATGTTTAATATAAATTTATCTAACATTTCCATCTTCTTCTAGCCTGACGTAGTCTAGAATTAGGATCTTTTGCAGCTTTAGGAAACTGTTTCATTTGACCGGCACTTCTTGCACAATACGACTTTCTACGTTTTGCAGCAGCAGAACCTTTTTTAACTTTTCCAGTTACTGCTGTTTTTAATTTACTACCAGGATTTGCTGCTCTATATGCTTTAACTCCTGCTTGTGTCATTCCAGCCCCTTTTTCAGTGGGTCTAAAATTTTTTTTATTTCTTTTGGGCATTACGTCACCACCTCTTTTAAAACCTTGAAGCATCTTGCCGTAATATTTTTTATAACTTTGATTTTCTCCAGGACCACCTTTTATAAAACTGCCTGTATATTTTGTGTTTGGCATTTTCATATTATTCCTCCAATTGCTTTTCTGTCTCGTTTAGAAAATGTTGCGACGTTAGTTGGTTTAGGTCCTGTGTTAGATACCGCTCGTTTTCGTTTGACAGCAGATGCCTTTTGTCCTTTTGTCATTCGTGTGGCTTTTGCAAGTGGAACGCATTTCGGATATTTCCTTTTTGATCCTTTGCTTCTCCCGCAAGGTTGATATTTCCCGTTCTTCTTCGGGGCTCCTATATCTACCCATTTTTCGTCCAACCATTTTTTTAATCCACTCATGAATTCTTTCCATAAGCGTTTCCTCTACCTTTGGTAGCTACTTTACAGATACCACCACCGGCTTTTTTGGTTCGACCTACTTTGCCTTTACAATATTTGCTTGCCCAAATATTTGCGTATGCACTTGGGTACACATCAAATTTTTTCTTAGCTGCAGCTTTTCCTGCAGGACAAAGTTTAGCCATTATCTCGCTCGCATTCCTTTTTTGTAACCCATTCGTTTTGCAACTTCTGGAGCTACCTTTTTAAGTTTTCTTATGCCTTTACCTTTTTTACCTTTTGGAATTGGTTTTTTCATAATTAACCCTTCTTAAGTTCTTTAACTATTCTTTTCTTTTCAGCTTTAAGATTCTTCTTTCCTTTTCTAGTTCTTGCTTTTTCAGCATCAACTCTTCCAAGTTCTTCAAGTCTATTCATACGTTTAGTATTCTTGTGAACCTTGCCGCCTTTTTTATACATAGCTCCACCTCTCATACCCATATCGTCTTTGTAGTATCCTGAAGCCATATCTTTTCTAGCAGTAGACATTTTTCCACCACCCATTTTCATTGCTCTTCCGCCAACTTTCATTGGTGTTCTAGAATTAGCAACTTGTTTATTAAATCTTCTGTTTGCCATTATTTTTTTCCTCCGTTTTTAAAGATTTGTGTTCCCTTTATTCCAAAAATACTTCCCACGACGAGTATCCAAAGGGTACTGAACCAAGTCGGGAGTGCCGCAAAATGCTCGAAAAAAGTTTTCACCTTATCGAGAGCGCCCGGATCGTCCGAAAAGACCCCCCAAGCGAGCACGATTATTGGGGCAGACAATATTACGAGGACAAACTCGTCCTTATAATCGTTTTGACGTGCCTCTAATAACTTACCCTGGTAAGCTTCCTCACCTCGAGCTTGTCGTTCAGCGTGCAATAGCTGTGCATCAGACATTGCGACTTTTGCCTTCTGCTTGTTAGCATAAATTTTACTTCCAGCAGAGACAGCTAATTTAATTGCTGATAACCACATGACTTAGTACCAAGTTGCTTTTTTACTTTTAGACTTTAACATTCTTTTAGTTCCTCTAACCTCAACTTGATCTCCAATACCAATTTTATTAGTAGGTGAGTCTTGGTTTGTAAGGATAGTAGATCTTGGATCTGTTTCTGTTCTAACTTCTGGAGTTGCAATTTCTACACCTCCAGTTGCATTAACTGAAGCAACAGTTCCTTTACTACCATAAGAAAGTTTATCTTTTAAATCTGCCATAATTTTCTCCTTAAGTTATTATATTTATTTTTTTTTAAAATTTCTACCAAAATCGTGAATTTTACTTCGGTTAGCCATTTCTTGTTTAGCAAGGGAAGTTGCAGCACGTAATTCCGCAAGTTCTTCGTTCTGTTCAAGCTTTTCATCCTTGTTTTGTTGGTTCATAAAAGCTTTCATTCGGTCAAGATTAATTTTTTCTTGAGATTGTTGTGCTTTTGTGAAGTCATCTTGCGCTCTGATGTCTAATTCTCTTGCTTTTAACTTAGCAATAGGGTCATTTCCGTATTCACCCATTAATTCAGCCTCTTCTTTAGCAAAATCTTCAAACATTTCTGCAATTAGAACTGCTTTTCTAGACTCTATTTGCATATTTA